TAAAGTATCTATAAAACTTTTGAGGGTATTTGTCGTAACTGTTATATTTGCTCTACATGTTGCATTAACTGCTGATGGGTATTCTCCGGAATCTGCAAAGTGGATCGGAGGCTGTATCTCAAAAAATAATACCTTGAAAATATCATTCTCCATAGTTTGAATCACCATACGAGTTACAAATGCAGTTTTCATTTCCTCAGGAACATTCCATACAATAGGTACCACGGTTCCCACAGTAGTTTTAGGTGTATTGTTCATGTTAACTCCTTTATAGATGAAATTCCTTTATTAATAGTCACTTCAAATAATTTATCTGCAGCCTCAATCAATTCCGGTATATGTGTTACCATTATGATTTGAAGGTTAAGTTTTTCTGATATTTCTTTCAGCATCATTCCGGCTAATGGCATTTTATTTCGTGAAATCCATTTAAACGGCTCATCAAGGAATAGGACAGGCCGACACTTTGGGGATTCCAATGATAAAGAGCCTACCCGCAAAGCAAAACTTGCAACGTCAACTGGCCCACCCCCACTGGCATCGAATGGGTTCTTAAAGTTTCCATCCCGCTCAAATCCAAGTCGACATTCCGTTGTTCCTCTACCAGTTATATCAAAATATGCTGCCATTTTGTAAGCGGAATCATCGTAAACTGCTGCCAGAGCAAGTGATACCGGTTCTGTTATTCGATACTCAAGTTCTTCCTGAGTCAGTTTTGCAACAGCAATTATAATTGCTTGTGCCTTTTCTGAGAAGGATATCTCCTTTTCTAAATTATGAATCAATTCCTGGGTGGCTTTCAAATCAGTATTGATCTGCTCTGCCTGGCCCTTTTTGCGTTCCAGTTTCTGTCTGAATTCAGTGAGATTCATATTATTTACTTAATCCCATACATGAGCATCTTCAAGTTGTTCTAATTTTTCTGTGAATTGGAGGTTCAATTTATCCAATTCTACACCAATCTTTTCCAGTTTCTTTTCTGCCTCAGTTGTATTTGTAACTTTAAAACGAGCAGACATCTGACTCTCAATTTCTTTAATCTGTCCCTTAATACCTGCCTGTTTTGTTTTTGCGGCCTCGATCTGTTCTTTTATTTCAAGCACACGTTCCATAATTATCTGCACTCCTTATAGTATATTATACAAAATTACCCTTAAAAATTTAAAGGGAACACTCAGCTTCTTGGCTCCCTATTGCCCTCCACTGAGTGCTCCCGGCCCTTATCATTATATCATCCCACAGCTTCCCATACTTTAGTTTTTACTCGGCCTTGTGTTCTATGTTTATTAAAATAACGAGTAAGATTATCAGGATAGGACAATTCAATTTCCACATCTTCCCGCGCCCGAATTGCGTATGCTTCCATTCGCTCATCTCTTTTTTCAGCAATTTTAATATGAGCCCGACTAATCACATCCTGTTCGATTGGAAGATAAACCGGCTCAACTCTGTTTTCGTCCGCATACCATAAATATATCCTTGGAGTATGATTAATCTGATCAGCTGTTGTCCGCATCATGCTGCCTGGATTAACAAGAATTCGACCTTCGTATTCTGCAGTAAAGGGAATGTGATTATCCCCGGATAAGATCAAATCATATTCTGGAAATTGTGTAAGCAAAGCATGCCCAATTGAAGCCTGTTGTCCGGGCCATGAAACGTTATCTTCAATTACCATTTGATGGGTCATAGCAATCATAGGTATATTTGGCATTTCATATTCTGTGCCCCACCCAAGAAACTTAATTGGCATTCCATATGGGAAGGGAACAATATTGAATCCATATTTTTCAGTTGATTTTGGGCAAAGATGACATCCAAATATTTTATTGTTAACTGTCGCAACACCAATAACTTTAATTACACCGGCAGCTTCAAGGACACCTATCCCACTTGTGAGAAATAAATCAAGCTTGTGATTAGGAAGATCATGTTGGCCTGGGATGATCATGATATCCACCTTGGCAGTTTTCACCTTTTCAATAAACCATTCTAATAACCAAGTAGGCCAACCATTATTGAGCGGCTTGTGCCCTAAATCCCCTGCAACCAGAACCGGGCAATCATTTTTATTTGCCAAGGCAAGAATAAAATCTATCTTTTTTTCTTGGGCAGTAAAGAAATCATCTGTTCTGCAAGTTGGTGTATCTGGACGAATATGCCAATCTGCACTTAAAATCGCATCTGCTTTCTTAGGTACTATGGGAGGTCTGTTTCTTTTCATTTCTTGACCTTATCTATATACGCACATTGAACATTGAAAATAGGACAGGTATTCGGCATCGCCTTTTTAAATTCAGCCTCTAACCGAATTAACTTTTGATCTATTTGATCTTGTTGTTTGTTCAGGGTATTCCACTTGGCTAAAATTCTACTAAGTTCATCCTGCTCTTTTGTTAGCTTTTCAATTACGGTGTTCAGTTTAATCAGATTATCTACTTGAGCCCCACATTTACTGATTTTTTTGTATTCCTCTTCCTGCTTCTTGAGAGCCTCAATTTTAGCCAGATATGATTTAAGCTGTATCTCATCCTCGCGTAATTGTTCAATTTGGGCAGTTAATTTTAATAGATCCTCAACTGTTTTTTCATGCTGAAGGACATCATCTAACGCCAAATCCAATGCATAGAATCTTTTGTAATTGGCTACCAGTCCACGTAATTCAGACCACTCATTTTGATGCCTGACGATTAATTCGTCCATCTTTTCTAATTCAATTAGGTCTGATTCTGCTTGCTCTAACCAATCAAATGCACTGAGTTTTTCGGCCAGTACTTTCTCGCGGTCGGCTTCTATTTTTAGAGCCCCGCGTTCCTTTCTCAATGTGCCGGCAATATTTGAAATTGTAGTATCAATGATGTCCAGATTAACGATATTATTATAATGCCTGGCAACGTCTGCCGCAGATTTATTCAGCAGAAATGGACCTTCTAATTGAAACGCGAAACTTGTTGGGGAGATGTTTAGGTGCTTCTTAATGAGATCAGGTACACCTACCCCGAATGCTTTAAAGGGCTCCTTTTCTCCGGTTAATCGATACTCATTAATTTCCCCAGCTTTGAATACTCCATATTTTTTACTCCACTTTACATTCTTTGCCCGAGTTATTACTTTTCCATCTACTTCTAAATCTATCTGGAGATCCCCTCCCCAGTCAGAAATATAATCAGTCCCACTTGGGTGATTGTTGACCACAAGATTAATCGCTCTGAGAATATTGGTTTTGCCACTGTCATTCTCCCCGATTATGATATTAACGTTAGGATGAAATTCAATACGGGCATCTTTATAAGAACGAAAGTTTTTTAGCGTAATGGATTCAATCATTCATTTGCATCCTGATTTTGTCATCTGATTGTATTCGTAAGTTAAATAGCTCCTTTTGTTCGTACTCATTTGGCGGGATATTTAAAACGAAAACAGATGGTCTTTTATGGAGTATCAAGTTGCGCTCAAAGGTAGTGAGTGAAGGCATATAAACTGCTTTATACTCACAATCCGAACCCCAGGTACATCTCATCCCTGGAACAAATTCAGCTCTGACTTTTGAGCTTGATTGGCATTCAAACATTGCCTTATACGCACGTCCTTGAGCAATTATCCTGCCAATTTTTTTACATGGAAAATCATTATAATGACATATAGCAATTCCCCTGGATATTTGATTTCCAATTTTAAGAATACAAACTGTTATTACGGGACAGTGAACAGTGTCTCGGAAATAGTAAAACTTTTGTTCAGCAAAATGTGGAATATCTTGTCTTGATTTTATCATTTTATTTTCCTTTTCCCTTGTTTCTTATATTATACAAAATCATCCGTAAAAAATTAAAGGCAGTCCTTCATCTCTTCAATAATGATCTGAAATTCCTTTGTCATTTTCCCTTTCTTTGGATAATCCGGCAATATTTTCCGCCTTGGATACCTTTTAAAGTAGTACTTGCAAATCTTATTATACAATCGTTTTCCTATTACTCGACGCGTAGGGGCCTCACTCGGATGAATATACAGGGGTGGCATCGGCGGATTTTCAATATAGTTTGCAATATTTCTCAATAACTTAGGAAGAGGGATAATTTCGTCCAGATGGTATTGCCGATAGATCCTGAATATTTTCCCTTCTAATATATTGGCATGCCGATGAAGTACTCCGCGCAATAGCCCTTTACCGTCAGGGCCCGCAGGTTCTCTTTTCAATTTATGTTTGTGATCCAATACTGCTTCATCAAGCGGGATATGCTGGTGAAGAATTGCACATTTTCTATCTTGATTTTCCCATTGCTGTTTCCGTAAATCAGCAAGTTCGGTGTTTGTTAATTGTTTTAATTTGGAGTTCAATTTAGTTCTTCTCACAACTATAGCTTTTAATACATTGTTCTACTCTTGATTTGAGTAATTTCATGGATTTTAATTGTTGTTCTCTTACTGTTTCGACATCTTCTTTTTTTACATTATAGGCATATATACTGTCTTCAATAGTTCCTACATCAAATATATGTTTCTTTACCCATAAATAAGTTGCAATATAATAGGTGCAATCAATTCTGCTATCAAGATTTACATTTTGTTCTATCACAGCATATTCAAATGAAGGTGAAGTAACATAATAACCTATTCCTATAATGAGTCCCGTTATAATGCCCATAATCAATAAAGTTTTTTTCATATTATCCTCCTTTTAATTAAGTATTACCATAATTTGCACTTTTCATTCTTATTATTATAGAACCACCATTGTCCTGTAACTGGATCTATTTCAGCTACATAGACCCCATGATATTGCATCCTTGTTTGCACTTCATCTTTAGATAATTTAGAAGATACGCCTTGAACTATTGTATTGGGATCAAAAAGGGGTAAGTAAAGAAATATTATCATGAGAATAATCCCAAATAACAATATAAATGGCTTTGCTCTCCTATTCTCTACTTTCATGATTTTCTCCTCGCAAAATAAAATTCCCAATCATCTAATTTAGTTTGGTCACTTCGTAAATGAGTGAATCCTAATCTATCGCATAGTTTTACCAGTTCTGCCCGTTTAAAATTGGACTGTTTAATTTCTGGTAATTTAGTTCCTGGGAGAGGTAATCTGACCAACCAATCATTCCGATCTAATAATTCTTTTGTGGCTTGCTGTTTAATAGCCTGATATTTTTTATGTTCAGGTTTCAGTTTATCTGTTAAAAATCTTGCTGCGGTTATTTCACCTATTCCAGTTACCCCTGGCACCGTATCACTTTTACATCCGGCAATCTTTTTCACTTCTACCCACTGCGCCGGCGTTACTCCATATTCAACAAATAAATCATCCTTGAGGATAATCCGTCCTTTGCCAATGTTATATATAATGCAGTCATCAAGTAATTGGAGTAAATCGTCGTCTGAGGATACGATTATATACTTTGATTTTAATGGCTTTTCCTTTACGATTTTTGCGATTATATCATCGGCTTCATATCCTGGTTGTATACAGTTATTGCAAAATCCAAGTTTAGGTAGGATTTCATCCCTGAGTTCATTAAACTGAATAAACGCGTCTGTCATATCTTGATCAGGTGGTGGACGATCTTTATAGAAAGAATAATGATGTCTGCGAATGGATTTCCTACTATCCCAACAAAATATCATCTCATTCGGTTTCAGGAATTGCCCTATTGTAAATACTTGATTCAGAAACCCGAATATTACCCCGACCGGCTTATCCTTATAGGATAGCATTCCCGTAGTAAACCAGGCCCTATATGCCAGGTAGTGACAATCAACGAGAACTGTTTTCATGAATCAGGTCCATCTTCTTTTACCAGTTCGATTTTGTTTGAATAGAGCCTCTTCCTCATGCCACAAGGCAATAGTCTGTTTTCTTAACTCCTCTTCAAGTTGGTCCTCTTCAACCCAACGAATTGATTTATCAATAGATACTTCCAGCTTTAGATTATTTACTTGGTAAACAGTAGCCTGTGTTTGACTTTTAACGAACTGAAGATTGGCGCGGATATCGTCTATTCCGTAATCGAACAAGATATAAATGGGAGCTACCTGATAGGGCTTCCATACCGTGCTTTTATAAACTTCTACATTTGTCTTAATTCCTATGGTTCTTGAGTTTTCCTTACTTCCTTTTTTTATCACTTTCTTGATTTTAAATGGAGCCCCCCGGGATACCCGCAATCTTAAACTGGAATAGAATCCAATTGCTTGCCCGCCGGGGGAGCTAAACTTTTCCTCGAAGGCCCCTGCATTTACGTTGGCTCGTATTTGATTTGAACAACAAACCAAAAATTCCTTCTTAGCAATAACTCTACAAGTCTTTCTGAATTCCTGACTAAATAACTTGGCTCGACGGGAATATTCGTCTTTCTTATCTTCTAATTCCAGATCGGATTCTAATGCAGCCAATGAATCCGCAAATACCCCATGGATTTTATCAGGGGGTTTGGGGTCCCAGGATCGGATTGGTTTGAATATTTCGGTAGGAATGTCCGGGTGAAGGATATCCTCATCGTCTAATTTCAAATCAAACAATCTGGCGAAGGTTGTATTTAATCGACCTTCCGGATCATGAAATTTTACCTCGCCTCCTAATCGCTGAACTCCACCGGCAATTTCACATAATAAAACTGTTTTGCCAATGCCGGATGGCCCAAATATTTCCACCACAATACCGGCTGGAAGTCCCCCACCTTCGAACCTGCCTCCACTTATTGCAAGATCAAGTAAAGTTGAGCCAGTTGATGTTTTTTTAGTATCAGATCCGGCATATTTTTTAGGCGGTGCTTCAACTGTTTTGGCACTATGGGCCTTTACTTGTTCAGCAATTTTATGAGTTTCACTTTGTACCGGACGCCCGCGCTTCATACTCATGCTTTACTCCTCTTTATCAAAATCAGAACTATCAAATATTCGTAAGTTTGTTTGGGAATGGTCCACTACGATCTGATGTGGAGAAACTTTAGCCAACTCCTCTGCTTCCTGTAATGCAATATTACGTCTTCGTGGGGGACCGACATGCACGATTTCACTTTCCGTAATATATTTCACCTGCCAGATATCATATTTCTCAGAGCTTCGGATCTCAGTTTCCACAACATGAATAGAACAATCACTTACAAATGGGGGATCGCACGCGCGAATAACCATTCTTGGTCGAGTGATTCGTCGCAGGCACCAATACAATCGAACTTCCTTTTCCTTTTCGATCTTACGAACCCACTCAATGCGACAGCGGATTGCCCTTGGCTCACACCAATCTCTTAATGTTTTTTCATCCCTAAATGTACGAGTAAGGCATTCCCAACAGGATAGACATTTATTTGCTTCCATATTTACTCACAATCAGTTTTTAGCAATATATCCATAATTTCTTTGATATCAGAGGATTTCAAATTCTTTCTCTGGGTTAGCTCCTGCCGGCACTGGGCAAGAAAATGGGTCCAGTTTTTATATTCTCTTTTCCCTTTTTCCTGTTTCTGATCACACTTAAATTTCCACAAAGCGTGGTTTGCGATTGTGCTATACATTTCTTGGCAGGATTGACTTTTGAATATTCGAGCAATTCCGGATTCAATGAATTGAGTAATAATCTCTGTTTTAGATGTTTGATTAACTAATGCCAGAAAGGAAATATCATCAACAAGTTGCTGGGGCAAATAGGCCCCGATAAAGGTCATTGCCCCAGCCACTGTTTTATTTTTCTTAGAGAAGATCATGAACTAACTTGCATCTGCTATGCAATTATCCCACTTGTCACAGTCATCACATTCTTCATGTTCATCTGCTTCTCCCCAGGTATGCCCATGCGGACATTTTGTACCGGTTTCCTTTTTCTTGCCTTCTGAAGCCTTTGCACTTTTCGGGGGCTCGGCTTTAGTTTCAGGTTCAGGATCAGCAACCTCTTCCTCTTCCGCCCCATGCAGTTCAATTATTACGGCATCCCGAAGTTCATCCATGTCATCATAATCATCGGGATCTACTGCATCCAGCTCATAGGTCTTGATGACTTCAGCAAGCTCCTTTCGTTTCATTTTTTTGATTTGTTTCTCTGTCGGAGTATCATCGGCGCCTTTTGGTGCTTGCTTCTCAGATTTGGCACCCTTCACTTCTTCTTCTTCCTCTGCCGATGCCCCTGTTTCGTTTTTCTCATCTTCATCATCGTCAATCTCAAAGAATTTATTTTGCAGATTCTTGTATTGCTTGACGACCAGAGTGCTATCCAGATCAACGACCTCATTCAGTATACTTTCGTTCAGGTCCGGTTTGGGATCAAAATCAATTCGCTCAGTTTTGGCAAATTTATTTCTTTCAAACGTTTCTTCCGCAAAACGAATACGCAAGGCATACCCGCCTTCCAGATCAGCAAAGCCCACAAATTCTTCATTATCCGGATCATTCACTTCCGCATCAAGCTGTTTTTGAAAATTATGGTAACTGAATTCCCATACTTGAATTTTCCCTTTATTAGAGCCGGAGAGTGGGCGAACATTGTATAGAACCCGATCCTGCGCCTTCAACGATTTGATCACTTCTTTATCGGTGTTTTTGCCGGCTAACATAGATTCACGATGTTCACATATCGGGCAGGGCTTCCCCAAAGTCCTTGGGCAGATTTCAGTATCTTTATTCACCCCTACATTTCGATGTTGCCGATACGGGCGCTTGTACCAGATTTCCCCGACTTCAATTCCATCCGGATGTTTTGGATCGGATACTGTGTATGGTAGTATTTCAACCTTACATCTCCCGCCTGGTTCTGCCGTAAAAAATCCAACTCCCTGAGGGAGCTTGATATGATTATTTCCACTGGCAGAACGTTGTGAATCCTCTTTTACTCTGCCGCGCATACTTCTGCGTTTCTTTTTTGCCATATTGGCCTCCTTTTATTTGTTTGCTTTTCGTCTTCGTGTCATTGCGGTTTTTACTATTTCATTAGATTGTTCTTTTTCTCTTTTTACACGCTCAACCTCCTGTGATAAGTTTCGCGGAACTTTTGGCCCCGCAAAATAATGTTGTCCATGAAGCGTAACCAAATGCTCTAATGATGATTTTCGTTGATATACAAATAAATCCTTCGCCTGCTGTACCAAATCCGCCTCCAACTCAGTAGTTATTTTTGCAGATTTTGCTTCCTTATATCTTTCATGCATTCGATAGTACGCTTCAATATCCGCTGCATTTGTTTTTGATTTACCAATGCATGTTTCCGGATCTTTATTGGCCTCCGCAATTAATTCACTTCGAACCGTCTTTAAATGCTCATGAGCTTGTAGTGCTACTTTCCTGGCCTGAATTGCTAATTTGATATATTTCCATGCCAAAGTAGCTTGATTAAGGCACTCAATGTCCAGTGCGCTCTCATCTATTTGTAGATCCTTTTCAATTTGTG